TCCTGCTGGTGTCGTTCCAGCTTTCAATTTGCCTATCTCGGTATTTGCAGTGTCAGCATTAGTCTTTGCAGTATTGGCTGTTCCTTGTGCCGTGTCTGCTGCACTCTTGGCATTGTCAGCTTTGGTTTCTACAGCTTTCAATGCCGCGACTGTTGCATATCCCGTTAAATCGATGGTTTGAGTCTCAAGTGGGCTAAGTTCGTAATAACCTCTAGTTCCTTCATTGTTGTCTAATATAGCCGACACCCAGTAATCTGGAGTTCCTGTAGCCTTGATAAAGATATTATCGCCGATCTTCAAGTCGCCTTTAGCCATTTTTTTAAGCGCAGTATTCATGTCTGCTTCCGTATCATATGCAATACCTCTCATAAATCTATTGTGTGGTAATCGAATTCATTGTTGACGACATCAATGGGAGTTATCAGCGATTGAAAATCTGAGATTGTCGTTCCGCTCTTTCTAAACTGAGCTATTGGATAATCATAGGAACCATTAATTTGGTTCTGTATATCGGTCTTATTAAGAGATGATGAAGCAGGAACAACTATAAATTCTGCACTTGCATCATCTGTTTCAGCTTTGTAAGTAACTCTTGCTGCTATGTACTGAAGGTCACTTCCCATTACTGTCACTTTACTAAGGTCGGCAATTCTTTCTTTTTGTGCGAGGAAAAGACGGAATCCTTGAATAGATAGAGTACCTTTTTCCATATATACTTCACTACCAGTTCTAGTAACAGAACATCCATTCAATGAGCCGTTCTGTTTATTAAGCGCCGTATAGTTAAGTAAAGCACCATTAGACACTCCTATTCCTATTCCTAATGGATCATCTTTTCTTTCTAGTAAACTAACACTCATCTTTCGTTTCCTCCTTTCTAAATATCGACATCGCCTTGATAGATGAAGTCCGCATAGAGAGCACCAGCGGCGTTGGTTATTTCAATATCTTTGTAGATGTACCAAGCCCAGCTAAGCCCTCCTAGCCAAGTTGAATACTCCTTGGTCGTTCCAAACGTTTTAAAGGATGCATAATTTCCTTCAATTGTCATAAACATAAACGGATGTGTTGAGCCTTGCCATCCTGCAAGAGGCGTACCTACTGTTTGCAAATATCCGTCCCAACTTCCAGTATCATCTGTACTGTAATCGGGAGGCTGATCCATGATATTAAGATCAACTTCCATTCCTCCCCAACCATAAGTTAAATAGCTTCCATATAAAGCTATTTTTATTTTATTATCTACAATCCTTGGATAGTAATCTCTATAAAGGAAGCTCATATCGGCATCGGCACTCGAATAGACAATTCCGCCAAAGGATTTCACCTCCTTAGCTTGGTAATTTATCTTTGCTTTGAAATTAGCACTTGCAAACCAAAGCCTTATCTTTTTTAAATGCGTCCAGTCAATTCCACAATAAGTTCTTTTACCATTCATACTTTTAGTTGCAAAGCCTGAATAAATATCACTAAGTTTTACTCTTTTTATTGTTATTAAATTGGATAAATCAGAGCCGATTCTAACTCCGCCAAAAGATCTAGACTCTTTAGCCCAAGAGTATCCTGCTGAATTTTTATTATGCTCTTTCTCATTTTCATAGGATTTAAGGGCTTCTCGATTACTTGCTTTAATAAGAAATCTTAAATCATCTTGATACGGATGCAATTCTAACTTTGCTAAATCTCCTATGATCTTTCTTCCAGTTATTGTTGCATCTTCTCTTAAATTTCTTGTGCTTTCTCTTGCCGACATATCAAAATCTTGAATAAGATATTTCAAATCGGAGAAAGGATTAGAATCCATTGGTCTGAACTTGAATTGAGCAATTGGCACTCGATAAATTCCATTATTGTATTTATAAAGATTATCTCGGTTACTTCCATTCACGCCATAGTCGTATTCATAATCATTTGCTGAAGAAGTTAACACGATTCGTACTGTCTGGTTTAGAATATCGGAAAGATTAATTTCAATATAAAGAGTGCAGTAATTATCACTTGCTAACGAATCTTGATGAAAGTCATGAACTTTGATTTTTTCCTTAAGCTGTACTTGCCTTCCGTAAACACTAAGCATTCCAGGATTAAGATAAACTACAAGATTAGTTGAATCGAATTCAACTTGGAAAGGCTGAGTATTGCCTGTCTTAATCAAGCCAAATGGTGCTATCTCACTTGAAGGATTTATCTTATCTTGTGATTCAATTTTTCCGTTTCCTTTTCCATTATAAAAAATAACAGTATCAGGATAGGCGAGAACTTTGACTCCCTTTTGGTTAATGAAATTTACTCCTGTTTGTGGCATTTTAGTATCCTCCAAAAAGATGAACCTTAACTGTCACGTTCTTCAATTTACTATCCGAGCTATATCCAAGAAATCTAAGTTGCTTATTTGGAATATCTATCTCTAATGTTTCTTTGCTATATGAACCATAGACAGGGATTTTTGCTGTAGGATATTCTGTAGAATTATCTTTATGCGTTTGAAGTACAGCACCACTGCCCGAAATTGAATTATCATTTATTGTCACATCATAGATTCCTTCTAAGCGACTCAATGAATTGCTATTTTCAAATGGTATCCAACTAGTTGAATACGTAGTACTGCCGTTTGAGTCGTTTGATTCTATTATTTCTGGAGAATAATTTTTTATAAGAACTGCTTCTTGAAGCAAATAGACTCCTCTTCCAGGTAAATAAAGATTTTCATTTACTCTATTTTTGTCACCGCCTTCAAATCCTCTTGCCTCGGCACATACCTCGGCTTCGGTAGCATATCTAACACCTACAACCTTGCCATTTTGCTCTTCAAAAACCATTCCGAAATTAACTCCTGCTATTCTTCCGCCACTAAGAAGATTCATTGCGTTCTGGGCTATCCCAGGCTCTAGAGTCGGAATCGCCTTGCTGACATTTGTCCCATTGACTCTGAATAGGATGATGTCATAAGTGCCTGCGCCATTAAGGCAGTCAGTCTTCTCAGAGCTATCAGCCGTGGCATAAATTCCAACGTCACTCTTGGCATCGTCTTCATTGATTGTCATCTCTAGCTTTATGCAAAACGTCGCATTGTCACCAAAGCTACTGCAATTCACCTCAACATGTGAGTTCTTGCCTATTTCAATAAGTCTTCCGCCGAACATGATCATGCCAGAACTTATATAAAATTTACCATTAACAAGAGAAGCTTGGCATTCGTTATAAACACCTTGAAGGATTCCATTTCCGAGCATGGTGTACCACATACAGGCATCATGAAAAGCAGTCACTTGCTCGTTATTAGGAATCTCTGCTGGGGCTTCAATATTGGTATTCTTTCCATCAATATACCAAGTCCTCTTGCCTGTATTCTTGTCAGTCTCAACATAAGGCATATACCTCTCAAAAGGATTGCTGTTGTTCTTTCTAACAAGAACCAAGTTGTTGCTAGTTACACGTGCTATATCTGCCATAGTCTTCTCCTTTCCTTAGTCATCCATAAACCAAAAATCTGATAATCTTCCAAACGTCAGCGTCTTATTTCCTTTGCTATCAGTCTTAATAGACATGACAGGAAGTTCTTTTATAGTATTCTCGGCTCCGTTTGCATAATCAGCTGGAAGATACTGATTGATGACACCGATGTATCTAAAGTCCACATCATCAAGAGTTGAACCAAGCTTACTATTGAGATTGATTGTTACCTTATCTTTGTATCGATTCTCGTTGAGCTTTTGAATAGCCACAGCCTTTGCTTCGTTAAACGCCACTTCTTCTTTTGACTTATTTTGTTCTTCCGCTTCATTATCGTAATCGGCTGGATCTTTATAGACTGTCTCAATTCTTGGAGGATAGAGTCTGTTGTCTTCTTTTGAATTGTATGAATCACTTACCTTGTATTTGTTAGTTAGATAGTAAGTTTTATTACTTATTCCATTAGTTGCTATAACTCGGTTAGTAACATTTTGAGTATTAGTCATCTTCGTATCATAATCACTAAGCTTTATGTTCTTCTTCTCAGTAATTCTCATTGCCTTGAAGACTAGCTTATACTGATTCTCAATTGCATCTATCTGAGCTTCAGCAACAACTACCACATCATAGACATTGCAAGCTGTCTGGATAACTTTCCAAAGGCTTTGAACTTTCTTATCTCTTGATATTGCCTCTTCATCCCAGTCACTTGCTGATAGGACTGTAAGGTCAGAAGTATCAGCCTTGTAAGTAATTCCTAAGTCTAATCCTTGTGAACCGCTTGTTCCGTCTATTCTCTGCTTAAGAAGATAATCGAATAACGACTGGACAGAATTGATAACGTATTCACCATCCTTATTCTTCTCTCCTAAGTCAAGCATTACTGATTGGTTGAAGAGCTGTCGGCAGTCAATTCCGCTTATCGTAGTAAGCCCATCCTTGGTATTAGGAATGCCGCAGAAGGAAAGATACTCAATCTTGCCTGTATTGCTAAACATGGCAATGTAGCAAGCATTCTTGGAGTTCTCGAATCCCTTGCAGGTCAGCTTGAACTCATCAAACTCATAAGCCTTCCTCGTAAGAGACCACTCACTGATGATGTGCTGGGTCCATTTGCCAAGAGGCTTGAACTCCTTGTCATAGAGGCACGCCCAGCTCATGAGATGTACCTCACGTAATGGACTTCACAGCTCGCTTCCTCATTATCAAGAGAAGCAGTGATCTTGCTTCTTCCAGGATTAGCGAATAAGAAGGAATCTTTCGACTTATCAAGAGCATCGAACATATCCTTGGCCGTAGTTACTCCAGTCTCTGCATTAGTTTCAGATAGATAAACCCTATTGTTAAATGCATCGATAGTAAGTGTCTCGCCTTTAGCCAGTGTTGTTCCGGCTCTGAACTGGACTGTGCCATAAGTCTCCCCATTGGTCCCGTCATCGTTCATCTGAGTGATGTTGACGAACGGAGCTGTCATCGGTCCTTTAAGGATGACCTTAATAGGAACCTGTTTGAGGTATTCGTTCTCGATCAAGTTCGAATCGGAATAAGCGCCGCCTCCGTAGAAGTAAGGATAAGCATAGTTGTAAATCTTTCCCCTATGGGTGTTGTTAATCATGATTGAGAAGAAGTCTCTCTCATAGAACGGAGACAAGGGCTGCATCGTCAGTTCAGCCGATACGTAAAAGTCGTCTCTTCCCTTTAGGTCAACATTGATTATTGCCAGCTCGACATATCTTCTGATTCCGCCAAGCTCAAAGCTGAAGCGGATATGATACTTCTCAAGATTGTTATAAGTGGAAATCCAAGCCATGAAGTTTTTGTACTTCTGATAGGCATTCTCGCCCTTCCACATTGCCGTGAGCTTTATGTTCTTCTTTTTAAGCGTCTGCTTAAGAACGTAGTCAATCGTATCGCCAGCGACTATCGTGACTTCCTGCTGGAAGCCTAACCCGCTAGGAAAAAGAATGAAATCAGTTTGAGGCATTGTTACTTGTCCGTTAATTGTAACCGCCTCTCTTGTTTCTAGCTCCAAAACATCGAACTTAATAGTGGATACGATGCTATCGCCGATTATATAGTCATATCTTGCCATCCTATCCTCCTATCCTCCTATCAGGACTCTCTTCTTTTCAGTGAGGTAATCCGCCATTTCTTCATAATCAACATCTTTACTGATGTCATTATTCATTGTTGAATTGTCATAGTAGTTATTGGTTGTGTTATAGGTGTTTCCTTGGCTACTGGCGTTATTTCCTGTTCCCTTTTGGTTATTCTCCTCAAGGGTGGAGGAATCGTCAACAAAGCCACTTGTATCGATTACAGGGATGTTATTTACCTCAGTATCTGTTCCTACTGTGCTACCGATAGCAATTCCAGCCGCCACCGATCCTGCAAGGGCTAATGCTCCTAATGTCAATGCTGCAAGAGCTATGTTTCCAGTTCCGACATGAAGCGCCGCCAGCATAGTTATAAGCCCAGGAAGCAAAGCCATAAGACCCCCAAATACTGCAAGGGCTACAGCACCCCCTGGTCCTAAAGCTGTGAGAGCTTTACCAATAGCAGTGATGATTGGAGCGATTCCTTTAATTAAAGTTACTAACCCCTCAATCATCGGCTTAAAGCTCGAACCTAAATCAGCAACAAGTTTCTTTATAGTTTGACCTAAGTAGTCGAAGGTATCTTGTAACTCAGCACCTTGTGCTACTTGTTCGTTAGTAAGAACTCCAGCATCAGCAAGTTCAGAATTCCACTGCTCGATAGCTGCACTTCCTGTTCCAGCCATTTGAGCCATATAAGTACCAACATTGCTTCCAAACAAAGCTACCGCTATAGACTGTCTTGTAGCTTCATCTCCTACTTTAGAAAGAGCATCGAGATAAACTTGAAGAGCTTCAGTGCTTGTCTTACCTTGAACGTCTTCAAAAGAGAGCCCCAACTGCTCAAGCATTGCACCAAGTTTTGAAGATTCCTTTTGTGCTTGTCCCTGGACTGAAGTAACAGCTTGTAAGACTTGCTCGTAGGCATCTCCTTCGCCAGTAAGTTTATTCCAAGCATTGCTTTGATATTGCCACTGCTCGGCAGTTCCACCGAACTTATCAACTTTCTTTTGGATTTCATCCGCTACACTAGCAAAAGCTGTTCCTACACCAACAATTGAGGAGACAATACCTAAAGCGACTTTACTAATGGATGAGAATCCTTTTTTCATCTTATCAAGGTTTACATTACCAAATAGCTTAGTCTGCTTTGTAAGTTCCTTTGTTTGACTAGTAAGTGACTTTACTTGTGATTCAGTCTTGGCAATCTCAGCAGTAAGTCTTTGATATTCAATAGCATTTTCACTTACACCACTATTCTTCATAGCATCTTGCTTTTCTTTTAAAAGCTGGACTTTTTTAGTGCAAGCGTCTATCTGCCTATTAAGTTCATCAATCTTAAAACTCTTTAATAGATTATTCTTAGAATCCGATTTCAAAGCCTTTGAAAGATTTCTAGCCTCTTTTTCAGCCTTGTTAAAGGAGGACTGAGTAGTCTTCAGTTCTGCATTGATTTGCTTTAAATCTCTTACGATTTCTACTGCCATTACTTAACCTCCTTATTCATCATCTCTTCCCACATCTTATTTATGTCTTCGTCTATTCCCTTAAGCATTGTTAAGCACTTATCAATGAAGTGTGAACCACTTACAATCTTTCCACTTTTGGTGGTGTATCCACGATTCAAGGAATTAGCTATAAGCTGGAATGGTCTTCCTTTCTCATCATATCCGTCAAAGGTTATGACATATCCAGTTTTTCCGTCGTTGATTCCTTTTGATTTATATGGTTCAATAATTAATGATCTAACCAATGCTCCAGTATCAACAGGTGTAAGACTTTTTAACTTCTCAAAGAACTTCTCAGAATATTCTTTTAGAATTTTTTCTGTCGATTCAGTTGCTACTTTTGCCATGATCTCATTAGCTTTTGCAAAGTATTCCGTCCATTCTGCCATACTAACCTCCAAACAATTGGTCTAAGTCACCATTTCCATAAGTTCGTCCCTCCTTGATATTGCCTTTCTTTGTCTTCGTCATCGACTCCGCATATTCTGCGTAGCCATTTAGATCTTTAATCGACCACACATCTAGAAATCGGCTGTCAAGTCCAAGAATTCTAAAGGCATAAAGCACTGCATAGGCGGACTTGCCTTTCTTATGCAATCCGCCTCCACTAGTGTTTTTCGGATTTTCTACCCTCGTTTATAAGTCTATTAAGAGCTTTGTAGAAATCGCTTGTAGGCTCTAAGAAATCTGATTGCTCGACTTCGTTAAGGATTTCCTCATAGGACTTCTTTCTTGCTTCCACGTCTCCTGCATATCTGTAAGCAACATAGAGATTTCCAAGAGTAGTAAGTGAATTCTTCTCTTGCAAATCTTTAGCTAAATCGCCTCCATTTGTAATTTTCGGATAGTAGATGACAATAGCACTTACCGCATTGGTAAGAGTATGTCCTCTATAAGTTTCAGTAATCATTACTTGCCGTCTCCGCTAGAAGCAGTGGTTTCTTTAGCTACGAACAAATCTTCAGCTTGTGGCTCGACTCCTTCTTTAATGTATTTAGGTGAGCCTTCATAAACAATTCCACCAAGAGTCTTCTCTCCATTGACAGTAACAAGTTTTGCATAACCCTCAATGGTGATGGATTTAGGACTATCCTCGTCTTGTCCTTGGTCGAGATTGATAGGCTTAAATTCACAGTCGTATAGCCATAAACAATAAGCCTTGCCCTTCTCGTTCTTTCCTCTAAAGAAGACACAAACATCGGTTTCATCACCATCGCCAGCACAAAGATTAAGGTCGCCATCTGCATCCTTTTTAAAGCTAGTAAGTAAATCAAGCGCATCGGCATCAATGCCGTAAAAAGTGAAAGAAACATTAGCTCCTTTTATGACCGTATTCTTTTCAACCTTATTATCAGCAGAATAGCTCTTTTCAGAGTATTCAAGCTGAATAGTAACCGAGATATTGTTAATTTCCTGCTCTGAAGCTCCCTTAGCCAAAAATGGAATAGGAGTATTGGAAATTGTTGGTTTTCCAGTTTCTGAATCAAATCCAGTAATTTCAAATAATCTAACCTGTTCAAATGCCATTTTTACATTTCTCCTTTTTATCTGATTCTTTTCTTTAAGTCATAACTTAAGTGAGCAAGCTGATTGTCAGAATCGTAACTATCAGTCTGCTTAACTTCGAGGCGATAGCCTCTCTTTATTGCTTCATCTTCAATCTTAGAAAGCATATCCATGATTTGTGATGAAGTCCTGTCCTTCTTGGTGAAGACATCTATTGCGATTGTTCCCAATTGAGACTCTGGCTTTTCATCGGCTCTTCCTGCTTCTTGTATGTAGTAAACCTCGTAAGTAAGGAATGTGTCACCAATAGGAATAGTTGTTTCCTTCCTAGCTGGATAGAACAAGATTCCTGTCTTGTCGGCTCCTAATCCATTCTTCAGTCCTGCTGATTCAAGAATGCTCTTAATGTCATCGTAGAGTATCTTCTGGGCTCCTATTACTTTCATAAGCAGTTGCAATCCTCCCTATATTCAATTGAGTCGAAGCAAGGAGGCTCAACGCTTTTTCCAGTAAGTTTCATCTCTGTTCTTCTAAAGTCGAGATTATCGATTCCAGTGACAGCGTAAGTCCAGTCTTTATACTCGACATAAGCGTCCTGTCTCTTCTCAAGGCTTCTTCTGTAGTTGATCGTTATCTCCACTTCATTTGAAGGTTGAGTGGTGTTACTTGAGAGTCTTTCCTTAGCTGATAACGAACGTATGTAGGCTTTTATGTAGCTGTCTTTCTTTTGAAGATAAACCTTTTTAGTAATTGTTTCTCCATTAGGAAGCTGTTCGTCAACACGAATAAAGATTTTTATCTTCTTGTCCTTTATTGCTTCCTTATACGCTTGCATAAAACACCTCCGTACATCTCAAAACGTTTCCGTTTGAATTATTCTTTGTCATCTTCGTAAAGATTTCCTTTAGCGTCCACGATAGCCTGTAGCTGAATTATGGAATGCTCTAATCTTCTTTGGATATGATCATCGCCTCCGTACCATATTTGATAGATGTAGTCTCTTGCGGCACCTTTGGCTGTCTCGTTAATAGTCTCATCAGCGCTCCAGTCATGACCTGTTTTCTGATATAAGAATTGCGAAGCTTCCTTCGATAATCCCTCTAATTTAGAAAGAGGAGAATAGTCGTCATCAAGATTAAGTACCGCTATCATCTCCTCATCAGTTAATATTGGTTTTGATGGCTCGTAATCTTTCATGTTTTACTCTCCTCTATCTTTTTATTTGCCAGTGGATGCAGTGGCCTTGAATGAAATGACTTCGAATGCTTTATCTACAACCAAAGAGCCACCGAACCAAGCTTCGCCTCTTACAGCCAATAAGCCTTCTGCGAACTTATAATCTTCGGAAACTTCGATTTGATAATCACCAAAGGTATCAAGTTCAAAAGCTGATAAGTAACCATAAAGCATGTTAGCTAAGCCGTCGACAATTCTGTAGTTAACAATTAAGCCTCCGTCCTTAATGGTGCCTCTTGTGTTGCTGTTATCTGGAGTAATCTCATAGACAGCTTTCTTTTCGTTGGTACCTCTGACATCACCGAAAGCAATAAGCTGTTCTCTAGTTAAGAATAAGGTAGCAATACCGCTATATCTCTTACCAGGCTTATAGCTAAGGACAATTTCACGAAGAGTCTTCTCACCAATAGCAGTTTCCTTAAGAGTCACAGCACTAGCAAGTTTGTTGCCGTCAGTATCAACACAAGTAGGAATCTTACTGATAATGAAATCTTCAGCGGAAGTTCTTAATGCACTTAAGGCGGCACTTCTAACCTAGGATTCATAATCAAGAGGTGTAAGTCTTCTAATAGCTTTAGAAATATAAGTGATAAGAGACTTGGGAACTGGAGCAACCTTAATAATTCCATATTCGGAACCTGTTTCAGCGGGTGCACTTCCTTCTGTATGATCACTAGCTGTAAGACCGCTTTTACGATAAGCATGTGCTACGGTTTCATTACCAGCGTAATTTTTGACAATAACGTCATTTAAAATGCCAAGTTCACCATCTAAGTTGTCATAAATACCATCAACAGCCGAAGGCTTGGCAATCTTTCCACTGGAGAGTAAGGCAGCTCTTTGTTCCTTGGAGCTAATAGACATTCTGTTGGTCTTAACAAACATTTCAGCTCTTTCGGTCTTAGCTTTATTTTCGGTGCCGAATAAATCAACTTTAGGAGTAGGTTCATTAAAAGCATTAAGAACAGCCTGTCTATCTTGTTCGACCAATCTGATCTTTTCAGCTTTTAAATCTTCAACTTCCTTGTTTCTTTTATCGAGTTCATCGATAGTGAGATCATTCTTCTTTTCAACTTCGCCTTTGATCTCGTTGAGGCGAGTTTCGATTTGAGATAATCTTTCTCTTGTTTCTTTAAACATTTTTCTTTTTTCCTTTCATAAACTTCTATCAATCTTACGAATCAGCAACTCCTTCTTCATTTCGACTTTCAAAGCCACCGCTTTTTCTCTTTCAGCCACCGCCTCAGAGGCTCGTCGAGCAGAGATGGAGGTTGTCCCATAGGCAGGGAATTCAACTGCTGATACATCGTATACTTTGTCAATTTTTCTTACGTGATAGCAGCGTTCTTCCTTATCATAGGACTCTTCTTTTATAGTAAAGGCGAAGCTCATCTTGTCTAAGAGTCCGCTCTTTACATCTTTGTAAACTTGAACGCATCTGGGGTTGCTCTTATCCAATAGGATAGTGCAATATACTCCGTCATCTTTGGTCTCCAAGGAAAGCGTTCCATTCCTTGTTCTAGCGACCGCATGATTGCCTTCTCCATGATTTACATTGAAGACTACATCAGAGACATCGGCTCCATTAAAACAATCTTTCTCCATAACCTCGAAGATATTGTTATTGTCCCAGTCTTTTCCTAAGCAAGTCTTCTCATTGAAAACTACCGGATTCCCTTCGAGAACATAGTACTCGTTATCTTCTTTCTTCTGTGTTTCCTCACGGAACTGGATAGAGCCATAGCAAATTTCTCTTTCATTCCTTTGACTCAGATTCATCTTGTTGTTTTCCATTGTCTTCATCTCCTTTGTCTTTGTCTTTATCATCTTCTTTAGGAGGCTTATCCTTGTCTTCTCCTTCGACACCTTGATAAGCGTCAACTTTATTAGACGCTACATAGTTCAATGATTGAACTTCCTTGTCACCATTCTCAAGTCTTGGTAAGTAGAGAAGGTCACAAACAACATTAGGTCTTATTGTAGGAAGCTTTAAGTAAGCCTCAGCTAACTTAATTCTTGTCTGCAAGGAAGCAGTCTGAAGAGGACTAGTAAGAACCTCGATTCTATTTCCTACATCAAACTCCCTATCACTAAATAGTTTTAAGGTTAGTTCTTGACTTAATGCTGTAATAAATGGTTCTAGTGCGCCGTCATAAACTGACTGCCAAGAGTTCTCATCATAGCTTGAGTCAAGGAACTTTTCATTGACTCCGAAGAAGTTATAAACTTCTCTTTTCATCTCCTTAATATCATCAGAAGTAGCCCATTTGGACTGGTTATTGACCTGTGTGAGGTTCTCAGCATTCGTTACATAAAGAATCGAATCTGCTTTATTTATTCTATCTTTGAACTGCTCTTGCTTCTTTATAACCTGCTGCTCAGACATGTTAGCTGAAGAAGCAACAATGAAACGAATAAGACTTGAGTTCTGAATAGCCTTGATGATTCCTTCTTCATTGGTAGCAAGAATTTCAAGAATCTTATTCATTGAAGGATCATAGGTGTTGAAGGGATTACTTGTGCTTGGGTGTCTTATCAATGCAATGAAGTTCTCTAGCACATCTTCCCTTACTTCTCCGTTAAGGTTAAACCTTATGAAGATGTCGTGACCTTTGATTCTTACATCCTGTACTTCCTTTGAACTAATAGCCCAAAGGTTAGAAACTTTATAGCCGTTCCATTCAATATACGCCAATGCTACTCCGCTGAAGAAAAAGTCATAAGCCATTGAGTACCAGAAGCTATTTGCTGTCTGGACTGGGTTAGGTCTAAATTTAAGTATCTTCTCAAGATATCGGAAAGCAAGACCTTGACTTTTATCATTGAATATGCCTACTTCAATTTTACTTAGGTGCCTTGCTAAGGCGGAAACACAGTTACAATAGGTTGCGTTAAAAGCTGTTTCATAAGAAACGGGGGAAAAACCACTATCCAATGTCAAAAAATTGGCATTACTAGAGGCTTTTTGTTTGATAAAAAGGGATTTCAACTTGTCAAACCAACCCATTTCTAACCTTCTTTCTCGCCCGTGTAGGCGTCAACATTTTCGCATAAGGATACGAAGCCATCCAAGATCGTTGCCGGTCCATCAATCTTATTTCCTCGATGATCTCCAGCTTTTTTTGGCATCAAATTCCCATTTCTGTCGGATACCAGTTCTACATTGGTAAACATCCACTTAGTTACTGGATTATTTAAATAGCAAAGTCTCTTGTCTTTGAGGAACGCTTCCATTGTTTGCATAGGAACACTAAGTGTCTTAAATCCTTGCGGAGTAGGGATTAGACATGACTTTCTAGACCAACCCATGGATGCGAGTTCTTCTACTAGATAGTTAGCACTGTAAGAATCGTAATTGATATGTTCATAGAAGTATTCGTGCTTTTGGAACTGCTCCATTACGTAATCCGCCACATCGTGATAGTTAATCTGATTAGGAGTTGTTGATATTCTGATATACCCTTTGTTTATCCAAGCAAGCCAAGGTACTCCGCTGCTCTTTGCTTCTGGCGAATCTAAGAAAGATTTGGTACACCAGTACATGGTCTTAGCTATTACGCAGTTCTTTTCCTGATCGAATAATAATGTAGAGAACGCAGTTAAGTCATTTGTTCTTGATAGATCAAAACCACCAAGGACAGTTGTTCCATCAAACTTTTTCAAATATTCTTTTAATAGGTTTTCCTTATCAATTATTTCATGGTCATAATTAGCATAAGCTCCGTTGTTTATCGTCTCTGCTGTGAGCCATGAAGTATTGCTTACATTGATTACATTAAAGTCCTTAGTCAAAATATCATTCAGGACAGTGATATCATTTTTTGCTTTATTGACTTTATCTCTTAAATAATCTAGTTTCTTGATCGGGCCTAATCCAGGATTCGACTTGTACCACTTAGACTCATCCCACATTTCTTCTTTGTTATCAAGTTCGTAAATAATAATCAAGACCTTGTCATCTTCGATTGTATGATTAAGAACTTTTGAATAGTATTCATACTTGTTATCGAATAATGCCCCCCTTACGAATCCCGCAGTTCCAATTATGTTAGTAAGTGGCTGTCTTGTATTAGCGGTTGCATCCTTTAAAATGTTATAAACTTCATCTGGTAATGCGTGAGCTTCATCTATGATGTTACATGACGAATTAAATCCATCTTGGCTCTTTGTGTTTTTTGACAAGGCGTAAAAATGAGAATTGTTCTTGGGGTAATAGATATCACATCTTGGATTTACCCTTCGTTTTAGTTCAGCAGATAATGCTGGAGACTTTTCTCTTACCAAATCTGCACTATCCCAAAGTCTTCTAGCCTGTGCATAAGTTGAAGCAGCAACATAAACTTCCGCTCCTGGCTCTTCAAAAAGTGCCCACAAAGCAAATGGAACTTGAAGCGTGGTCTTTCCGTTCTTACGACCGATTTCAATCCAAACCTCTGTGAATCTACGCATCTTGGTGTCTCTTCTCTTGATTCCATAGATTGCTTGAATAATCGCCTTTTGAAAGAGTTGCAAAACTAACGGCAAATCTGCCCATTCTCCTTTTGACTGTCTAATGAATCCAAGGAATTTACCTTCGTGTCTTTCTAGATATTTTACCTTTGAAAAATTACTAGCTCCCGCTTCTCTTGGCACTTGCTCCATCCATTTCTCAAAAGTATCCAAGTCGGGAATGTCTCCCTGTATGAATCGAATGACATAGTTTCCTGCTTTCTCATCGAAATAATACTTACTGCTTTTTCCTTGTACTATAGGTTCCAAATCATCGAAGAAGCATTGGCCAAGTTTCTTGCAACAATGTGTTTTTTTATGAGCTCTTAAAAAGTCAATATATTGCTGGAGATAGCTAGTCATTATGAGCTCCTAACTGGCTGAAAAAAGCATCAAGAGAATCAGTCTGGCTGTCATTATCACCGCTCTTATCTGTAACATTCTTAGCAATAAACTTAGCTCTTCCTGCTGGCGTAAGAAGTAAATCTGGCGCTAGCTTTGTCATTATAGATGTCTCATCCTGCATAATCTTAACGCATCTTCTAATAAGTTTATCTGTGCCCTCATCTGCTACGGCAATAGATTTCTTAAGCGTGTCAATCCATGTTTCCTGAGCTTTCTGATAGCGTTCATAAGATTGAACATAAAGGACTAGCTGAGTTAAATCCAAGATGTTCACTTCTATTTTCATTTTTTGATAGGAGGCTATTAATTCATTCCATTTAACTTTGGCCACATCGCCTAGATAATCTGGTGGCTTTAGTGTGCTTCCAGTGTTCAAGAAAGCATCCAGGTCTCTTTTATCAGAAAGCTTTTGGACCGCTGACAAAGACTTGGGCTTTCTCCCAGCTCCTGGCCTATATCCTCCATGCTTTCCTTTGGGAATCTCTTTAGTCTTTCTTTTTTCTTCCATAGTTATTCCTCGTTAGCAAAATGTCCGAATTTCGCCCACTCCTCATATCTAGGCTCTAATAAATGAAGATCTCGTATGATTCTTGCTGGCTTACATTCTTCGATCATATTCGTTGAAACAGGGAGATTGCCTTTATCACTATCTATATAAATAGCCAACGGTTTTTCTAATCCTATTGCATAAGAAAGCTGAAGCTCACACCAAGTCAACTGCTTCTCTTTAAGTATTCTCTTAGCTAATTCCCTAGCTTTGTGAGCTCCGCTGATATCTACTTTGGTCGGATCTTTGCCGTTCATGCATCCACCGCCGACATTAGCAAAAGACTGATACGCATCAACGACAATCTTTCTTCCGGTAAGTCCGCTGTCAGCATAAGGACCTCCTGTTAAAAATTTACCAGTGGGATTTATCAAAAAGCTTTGAATATGTATTCCATATTCTCTACAGATAGTCATTGCAATAGCCTTAATTTCAGCGTCTGTTACAAATCTGTTCTTTTCGTTGTTTTGATAAGAAATAGTAAAATCTTTGATATCTTTCAATTTGAAGTTTTGGTCATAATAACCTGTAATCTGTGCTTTTCCATCAGGATAAAAGACATCAGGATTAATATGGACTAACTTGTCGTATTCTTTAGCAAATTTAATAAGAATAACTTGGGCTAAGGGAAGTAATTCTTTAGTATCATTGCAGGCATATCCAAACATCATCCCTTGATCTCCTGCACCTAAACGGTCAACTCCAATAGCTATGTCTCTTGACTGTTCGGAAATATTCTCAACCACTTGGAATTCTTCTTTATATCCAATGTCTTTCAATACTCTTCTTGCTATTTCAGCTCTATCGATCTTGGCGTTGGTAGTTATTTCTCCGAAGATATAAATCCGATTATTTTTAAGAGCGCACTCAATTCCTGCTCTTGTGTATTTATCTTGCTTCAAACATTCGTCCAAAATAGCTCCACTTATCTGGTCGCATATCTTATCTGGATGACCTCTGAATACAATCTCATTACTATACAATTTCATTATTTCGTCCCCTTTCTGATCAGTTCGGCTTTTTCTCCAGTAGCCTTCTCCCATCTATCAACTATGACATCACAATAAGCTGGATCTAGTTCAATCATTCTGCATTTTCTTCCAGTCTGTTCACATGCCATCATAGTGCTTCCGCTTCCTCCGAATTGATCAAGGACTATCTCTCCTTTTCTTGAAGAGTTAGCAATGAACCTGGCCAACAGTCTTATCGGTTTCATTGTTGGATGAAGATCGTTGTGGAGAGGCTTATCCTCTTTGATTACTGTTGTTGCCTCGCTGTCTTTCTCTTCAATATTCTTAATCAAGTCAATAAGCTCTTTCTTAGATTTCTTATTGAGGTCAGTCCTTTCTTATCTTCCCGTGTCTATCTTCCAAAGGAGAATCTCGCGCAATACAACAAGACTCCCCCATGGAAGACAGCTACCCATATGGGCAAAGGTAGCTGTCCCCACTTTACTGAATGGAGGACTGACACAATGTCAATTAGTGTCCTTTTAGAGTTTTGGGCTCCTTAAGGACATGGCTGAAGATGATGGATTCGAACCACCGCCTCTCGGTTTCAGAGACCGATGCCTTACCACTTGGCTAATCCTCAATGTGGCGCAGGTATTTATTTAAAGTCGTATCACTGCGGTATAAACGATTTCCTACCTAGGTTCAGTACTCTCGTTTCCTTGGGCTATTTGCCATAAGTACCTTGAAGGAATACCTGTTGTTCTAGATCTCATCAGTTCCCTTCTATCCTTCCTATGGCTGTCCGACGACTGTATTTTTTCTACACTTCTTTACTTAGGAACGAATGGATACATCCATTGAATTCCTTCTGGAGCATTGCTTCCTTGTATCACCGCCCATACAAATCCGCATAAATACAGGATTGCGCAAATGAATATGAGACTTACTATTGCTTTGACTATAAACCACCAGTTCACTTGATTTTTGCCTCCTCTTGATTTTTTGTTTGATTTCTCTTGATTGTCTTTCTTTTCATCGTCCACTGCCGTTCTCCTTCCATATTTAGCTAGAAGCTATAAGCTTCTAAGAGGTCGGCTGTCCTTGGCTGACCTTTTATAAAAATCCTTCAAAAATCGCCTCGTGTGTAAAATTGAACTTCCCGCCCGCTGATTTACAGCCCTCAAAACTTGATTTCAAGGTGGGGGGGGATAGCTAATCAAGAGGACTCTTTTTGTCCTTCACGATGACATTTCCGTCACTATCGAACTCAACATCAAGATGTTTGATCTCTTGTCCTTCTTTGTTCATCCGACTGTGGATTGTATTGTGACAATCTAAGCATAGAAGCATTAGATTCGACCAATCTAAGCTTATTTTTGGATTGTCTATGTTGAGTTCATTAAGTGGTATCTTGTGATGGACTAACCACCCAGGACCGCCACACATCTCACAGGTGTTGTTTTTGTAGTTACGAAAGGCTTTCTGGCATCTTCTCCATTCTCTTGAATGATAGAAGGCTTCTACCTTTGGTCCATGCTTTGAGGGCATCTATTTGTCTCCTTGAAGTGCAGGAGAGATTGAAAGGACAAGCCCCTGCACGCACAATCATATTAACCTAGCTTTGTCAATAGCCTTATCATCGTTCTATGCCTTATCTTGAAAAAGTTGCTTAATATCAAGTTTTTAATCTTGATTATTCCCATTTTCGTCGGATAGTTATTTTTCAGATACTTTTGCCTTTATGTATGCAAGTAAGTTGTCCTGGACTTTTCCTTTACCTTGAAGCCTAGATAGAACATCTTCATCAACTGTTCCTTTGGCTATCAAGTGATTGATAACAACAGAGTTCTTTTGACCTTGTCTATAAAGTCTTTTATTAGCTTGCTGATAGTATTCAAGATTCCAAGTCAGTGAGAACCATACAATGATGTTTCCTCCTGCTTGTAGATTAAGTCCATGTCCTGCACTTGCTGGATTGATGACAAGAAGCCTAATCTTTCCTTCATTCCAGTCTTTTTGGTCTTGCTCATTATTTAACTCACGAGGATTCAGTTCCTTGAACGCTTCAAAGATTCTCTCTTTCTCGTTCTTGAAATTATAGAAAACGAGTATTGGTTTTCCATCATTGTCTTCAATAATCTCTTTTAAAGCTTCAATCTTTGCTGAATGAATGACTTTGTAATCGCCCTTCTCATCATAGATTGCTCCGCTTGCTAGTTGAATCAGCTTGTTCATGACTACCGCTGCATTGGCTGCTGTAATCTCTTCTCCATCAAGTTCTATCAACATGTCTTTCTCCATAGTCTTGTATAACCTAAGTTCAGATTCTCCAAGTTGAATAGGAATGTTATTTACTATCTTTTCTGGAAGAGTTAAATAATCCTTACTATTCATCGACACACAGATGTCTTTGATAGAATCGTTGATTTCCATTTCAGCTCCTGTTCTTAATTTGTATTGATGGAATCTTAAGTTTTGAAGATAGAAGTATCTATTCCTGTATTCAGTTAAGGTCAATCCAAGTCTTTGTCCTTTGTCTAGCAAGTAAATTTGTGACCATAGATCCATATATCCATTTGGAGTTGGTGTACCAGTTAGGATAACTACCCTTTTTGCAATGTTGGTGAAGGCTTTGCAAGCTTTCCACCTTGCTGTTGAACGGTTCTTGAAGCTGGAGGACTCATCAATCACTATCATGTCAAACGGAGGTTTCTTTTTGGTGTTGATGTAATAGTCGTATAACCATTTAATGTTTTCACGATTGATAGTCACAATATCAGCTTTTGAATTGATTGCTTCTATTCTCTCTTGAGACGTTCCAATCGCTTCTTCAATCGTTAGATATTTGAAGTCCTGCCACTTATTGACTTCATCCTTCCAAGTCATCCTAGCTACTCTTAATGGTGCTATTACAAGCACTTTGTTTACTTCGAAGTAATCATTCATAAGTAAGTCAATTGCCTTAAGAGTTATCGCTGTCTTACCAAGACCCATATCTAAGAAGAGTCCGCACCTCTTGTGACTTATTAAGTAGTTAACACAGAATTGCTGGTATGGATGGAAAGCCTCATTCGTAGTCATCTTCATCATTTTTCAACTTGGATTTCATAATCTCCTCCTTCTCTTCTTGCTTTTGCAAGAAGATTTATTAACCTCTCTAACAATTCTTTTCCATCAACTTCATCATTAGTCTTTAGATTCACCCACTTTGGAAACTGACCATGTTTTTTCGTTCTGTATAAAGCCATGCAAATAACCTCCAGTTCATGAGCGGTCAATTCAATTTTTATCTTGTTACTGTCCATTTTTTAAAGTCCCTTATGTTTGCCTTTCTAATGGTGTATTCCAGTCCATCATCACTACACTTCACAACTATTTGCTTAGAAGTCTCTCTGATTACTTCTCCTTCAAGGAATAATTCTTTCTTTTCCTTGTCTTTCCATCCCATATAAGTAAGTTCTACAAATGTCATTTTCATGCCCATAGCTCCGATATTATTTTGTATTCACCTTTCAAGTATTTTGTTCGTTCTCCTACGAAGTCAATGATGATGTAGTCTGGAGTCATTTCAACAACCTGTCCAAAACAGCTTCCGATTATTTCCTTGCCATGAAGGTCTTTTCTTTTGCAGGCTATGTAAATGTAATGCCTGAGACTTGGATCTTGAAGTTCATCTATTTTTAAGAGCCTTAAGAACTTATCAAGTTCCTCTTCATTGTGAATGATGAATGACTTGCAACCATGTTTGGTCAATTTATCTTTCCAATAGTTTTGCTTTGCTGCTGTTCTTGATTGTGATGGTCTTTTCATTTCAACGAAGTAGATGTTTCCGTGAGTTCCGATTACCAGTCTATCTGGAACACCTGTGTTTCCTGGCGATTCAAATTTAAGGCATAATCCACCTAAGCTTTTTACGATGTCAGTCATCTTACTTTCAAATTCTTTTTCTAGCATTTAGTTTTTTCTCCTTTTGAATGCATAGCCGTTTTCTACTCTACGTAGATATGAAGCATCGGTGGATGCTGCCGTATCTCCTGTTGAATAGTAGACGAAGTAATGATTTGGAACATTTGGATTCCTTCTCTTAACTTCTCCTATCTCAATCCTATTTCCGTCATAGCAATCGCATATGACAATCTCTCCGGGTTTAAATTCTTCAGACATTTCATTTATCTCCTTTCTTGAAACTTCCCTCGACTTCCTTGGCTTCCGTTTCTAATCTTCAAGGCAACAAGTTACACGCGCACGCATACATATGTGTCTGTACAGGCATTTCTACGTATACGTATTACCTAATTTCATATGAAGTTATAGAAATCTTGTTAACTTGTTTACTTTTGGCTAAAAGTTCCCAATTTATCGAATGTTTTTAGGTTAACAAGCCCTGTTTATTCTTGTTTACCTTGTTAACCTTTAGAAGTTAACAAGTTTTTCCTGTTTACCATGCTTGTTTACCCTACTTGTTTACCTTCTTATATCTTCTTTGCATACCGTAAGGCTTTATTTTTGAAAGCTTTTCTTCGTATTCCCATCCGTCAAGCTGTCTTAATATTTGACCAATCTTGTAAGATTCCTTGCTAGGCATTTTTCCAAACTCCTGTCCTTTACACTCGCACCAAACCTCGTAAGGGCAGACTCTGTCACGAAGGATCATGTCGTTGTCATCTACTGTATGTTCCTTCTTCAATTCGTCTCTAAATTCATTAGTAGCTCTTAGGTATTTTTGTCTTTCTTCAATCGACATATCAAAGTAGAAACGTGGAAGAGGTGTATCAAGCCACTCCTCAATGATTCCCATATCATCGTCACGATAAGAAACAGCTTCCTGTTGCTTAATTGCTTCTGACATGATTGATTTGGGTATATCCATAATCTTTTCGCCGTTGAGGTAATAGTCATAAGCTTCCGCCCATATCTGATGTATCTCGTGGTTTGACATCTCCCAAGGATACATTAAAGGCTCGCTGTTGCATTGAATTGGCATGAATCGTCTATTACCTGTGGCATCGTTCAAAAAGTCGTTGTCGTTGGTTGTGCCGATGAAGATACAGGTTCTTCTTGAGGTGGTGATGTTTCGGTCGTAAGCCTTCCTGTAGGTGTCTTCCGTTTTAGTTATATAAGCCTTAATAGTTTCTCGGTCATCTTTCTTAAGACAGGTTAGCTCCGCCATTTCAACGAGCCATCTTCCTCTTATTGCATCAAAGGAATCTTTTTGTAATTTAAGGTCGGGCATATTGCCTTGAAACCATTTGTCTCCTAGCTTTTGGATTAGGAGTGACTTACCTATACCTTGCTTACCGACAAGGATTGGCATGTAGTCGAACTTCGTTCCAGGCTCGAAGACTCTTGCTACTGCTGCAACCAGAGTCTTTCTAGTTATCGTTCTCACATATTCCGTATCTTCGGCACCAAGGTAGTCAATGAAGAGAGTATCGACTCTCTCGACTCCATCCCACTTCTCTTTGGTTATGAAGTCTTTAACTGGGTTGAACTTATTGTCTGCTGCAATGCTGTTTAGTCCGTCAATGATCTTCTGCCTTGCCTCTAACTTGTAAGTATTCTCTAAATAGATTCTTAGCTGCGAATCGTCCGTATCGTTCCAGCCATCGTCAACACTGTCACGAGTCCACGGAGCTTTCCTAAGAAGTGTGTTCTTTCCGTCAAAGAGGTTCTTTCCTACTAAACCTTTGAGCTTTGGATCGTTTGATAGGATGAGAAGAATGTTCTCGCTAGAGGGCTCAGTGACTTGCTGTTTGCCCTTCTTAACGAAGGTTAGCTTGTCTGTCCAATTAGTGTCCAATCTTGTCGCATCTTGTCCAATCTTAGAATTGGACACCTTTTTGTTGATTAGTCCGACTTCAGTCCGATTAGTCCGAGATTGGTCCAATTGACTTTCATCTGAAACATCGTCAGTACATCCCAAAACGTTTCCGTTTGAAGCAACTTCTTCCTGTCCAATACCCAGTTCTTCCATGGCTCTATGGTGTAGCTCTTCTTTCACTGGTTCCAAATCTTCGCACCAACTGACCATAGCCTTGTAGCTAGGATATTTATTGATAGGAGTATCTGGTTTAATCTTGTCGTCTAATTGAGAGAACTTATGTATTCTTACTAGGTCAAAGGCATTGATTGATGTTCCAACGTTAGCTGGATCAGTGGCGTCTTCACACTTAACTGTCAGTGAATCGTTATATATTCTTAGTCCGTTTGAAGAGCTTCCTGGAATATAGGTGTATCTACCATTAACTCCAGGTTTATAAATATCTGATAGGAATTCGTCTATTGCTTCTTTCGGGCTGTAGACCGTGCAAAAGGCTCCAACGGCGCCATTTTTCTTCCTTGGGTCTGTTAGTACTCTAGTTCCTTTTTTTGTTGAAACAGGGTCGTCTTTGGCTCGTTTCCAAGTGGTCACGTCTTTATAATCCGGAAATCTTTTTAAGTATTCATCCGGATTTACAAAATCCCCTTTTATCTCCTCAAAGTAAGGCTTAATGTCTTTTGGAGAAGAAGGAAAATACATCATTCGATTGACTTGGAATGTTGTCGGGTCGAAAGTATCTATTCCGCAAAGCTCATCAGCTATCTCTCTTGCTAAGAACTCATATTCAGTTGGATTAACATCTCTTGTGAGTGGAATAATCACTCGGCATCTAGGTGTCTCTTCAGTGTATTTATGAGTTCCGTATAAGACGGTTTCAAAGGTCGTGAAAGAACGGATATCTTCTAGGATTTGTTGACTGGCTTTGTCATCGATGTCTAAGGTTATAAAAGACTTTCTTATTACGTCATTGATTTTCCTACTGCCGTTTTTAAGATAACCACTGACAAAACCACCTACGTCTTTTATTTCACCTTGTTTGCCCTTGGTCATCTTCATGTATTCGGCATGAGTTTCTGATGTCACTTTGTTTGCTTGTAACATTCTTACGAACCCAGACCAAAGCATTTTCCTATTGGTGTATCTTGAGTCAGTCCTTTTGTTGCAGAAGGCGACTTCTATCTCTCTATCGGTCATTTGTCTCATCCTCCGTTTCTATCTTCTCGACTTGGTCTTCAATGCACGAATTCTGTGTCTTTCCTTCAATGTATGAAGCAAGTGTTTTTCTATCGACATAAAGCATTCTTGCTGCACTTGACATGTTGCTGAACTTCTCCGCTCTTCCATTCTTAAAGTGAAGGATTATTTTCCTTCCTTTTCTAAACTTTTTTGCTTCGTCCTCAGAATAAAGAACAAGATTGTTTATTGAGCAGTTAAGCGGATTGTTGTCCTTATGCTGTATCTGCGAAGAGTAGTTCACTTTGTACCGAGTAAACGACTCAATCACAGCTATTTTGATTACTATCTCCCTATGCTGATTTCCGTTCCTTATGTCGAAACAGGCTACTGGCTCGGACTGGTGCTTTATCCTTAGCTGTTTTGGTCTAGCTTTGGATATGGCGTCAGCCCTTGCCCTCTCATCGAGTCCTATTGGGATTCCGAGTATTTGACCTCGGTCGGTGAGATAGTAGCCTGTTGAATTGTTGGAGCCTATCAGCATGTAAAGAGTTCTTGACTTGAGTAAGAACTCTATCATCGCCTTACTCCTTCTCTACTTTTGATAAGTCAGCGATAGCTTGATTAATCTGATCGTAGGTGTCTTTGACATCAAGCAAGAAAGCAGTAGTTTTTTTAAGATCATCTGCGTTTCCTTTGATAAGAAGCTTAGCTTTTAAATGGTTGAACTCCTTCTCCCTTTTTGGGAGTGCCTCATTGGTGAGTATATCGATTGTTTTCTTGTAATTCTTAGTCATTTTGTTTATGTCCTTTCGTTATTTTTATTAGTCTTTTAAGTAGAAGTCACAGCAGTATCCTGCTGCTCTTAATGGGATTTTCGTATCGTATCTTCCAGCACTATCCGCCATTACTTTTTCTATGTGTTCCAAGATTGCTTTGTCATCCGGGTAAGTCTTGTAGTCGCAATTGACTATTACTTCATCATGGACATGGAATCTTGGATATAAGTTTTCTTTGGCAAGTCCTAGCATGGCATCTCTTAAGCAGTCTCTTGCTATGGCTTGAACAATGTTTTCAAATAGCTTTCCGCCATAAGTGTCTATCTTCATCAATTTGGCTTGAGTTCCTTCACCGTAGTAGATTATTTTTGATTTGAACTTATCGGATGGATCACCTTCTATGGCTATATTCTGATAGGCTAATGAACGACCACTTGGCAGTTTTATGAAGAGGATTTTTCCTCTCATCTGAACTTCTAGCCCATGAGGTAAAGGATGTTTGCTTCCTGGATAGTTGATTGCTTCTCTAACCGCATTGTCTAGGAGTGACCAGAAACTCACGATTCCTTGATTGGCGTCTCGCCATATCGTGACAAGTCTTTTGATTTGCTCATCACTCCAACCATACTTATCGGCTCCGAATCGCTTGTAGGCTTCAACACCGCCTTGGTATTGCCCAGCTAGTTCAGCAACCTTGCCTTTGGCTCTTTCGGGTGAATCATGGCTTATCTTTTCGATTGGAATATTGAACATCTTTGAAGCTGTTGCTTCGTAGATTCCCTTACCTTCTTCGAATGCTTTAAGCTTCCATTTCTCATCAGCAAGCCAAGCTGCGACTCTTGATTCGATAGCGTTGTAATCGGCAACTACGAATCTTGAGTCTTTCCTTGGAATCATTGCTGTTCTTATAAGCTCAGACATTATCTGCGTAGTGTTTGGATACATCAGCTCGATGGATTCAAAGTCGTTATCTAATACAAATTGCCTTACTTCTTTAAGAAACTTGATTGTGTTTCTTGGAAGATTTTGTGTTTGGATGAGTCTTCCAGCCCATCTCCAAGTTCTTGAGGCTCCGCAGTACTGAAGAGTTCCATGGCATTTCCAAAGGTTTTCTTCTGGATCGTATATTGAGGAATTAAGCATAGTTGAGTACTTGTTAACGGATGTCTTCTTGGTCGATTGCATGATTGTGAGAACTTCGGTTACTTCTTCGTTATCAGTATTCGCTAACAAATTTTCTACTGTATCTTTGCCTATTGTCTTGGTGGCTATTCCTTTGGAGTTTAGCCAGCCAATCATTTGCTGAGTCGAATTAGGATTTTCTAACTTAGTAATTTCTTTAAGCCTTTTACCAAAGTGTGAGCTTTGCTTATCAAGATAGTTTTGTATGTTGGTGCAAAGTTTGACGTCAACACCGACTCCAAGGTCATTGATTTTGGCGTCAAGGCAGTACATTTCATACTCGCTGTCTGTAAGCGTAAGGAGTGCCGTTTCCCTTTTGAATATTTCCCTTTCAGCTATGACATCGTTGATGTTGTAGCTGATGTAGAGTTTCCATTTGTCTTCATCATTAACTGGAAGATTTCTTTTTCTGTAGTTGTTAGTTCTTTTAGGTTCTTGCGGAACTGCGAAGAAACTAATCAGCTTAGTTCCTATCACTGCTTTCTTCTTGTCTTCTTCTGGTAGACCCAATGCATTTCCTACATCTTTTAAGGACTTAGGAAGTCCGAGCATAGAAGCCATGACCATCGTGCAGAACCATCCATGTGCATCTAAGTACTTGCCCTTACCTAGGATTATTCTTGAGAAGCATACTCTTTCAAACGTGGCATTATGAGCCACCTTCAAGACAGTGGGATCTCTGATGTCATGAATGAATTCATCGGGAATCTTCTGTCCTGAGGCGACATCGATAACTTTTACTGGATCGTCATCGTATGCATAGCCGACGAGCATTATTTCAAAGTCGTCGGCATCTGCATATTTATAGGCTCCGTATTTGATATCGTTTGAAGAATAGGTTTCTAAGTCTATATGGAGTATTCTGCGATACTTCTCTTTAAAGGAGATCATCGTCAGAAGCGTCTACTGCACTGTCATCGGGCAAGGATGCTTCGTCTTGAGCTTCTTTGATATCGTCAGCAAACTCGGATGTGGCTTCAATCTTTCCACCGAGCTTTTCGCCTTTTTCAAAGGTAAGAACATTTCCAATACTGCTTCCAGTTCCCATGTTTCCTCTATTTTCATATCCGAAGAAGTTAACTGAGATAGTTACATAGCAACCACTATAGATTTTTTCATTAGCATCGGGAGTATCTTTAGTGATGTGCTTACCGGTTAAGTCAATGATATCTGGTTGACCATCTTTTGAAGCTTTCCAAGCGGATAAGAAGTAGGAATTCTTATAAGCTTCATCATCTGTTCTTTCAACATCTCCATCTTTTAAAGCAGAATGCCATTTGCCTGTTGCTTTGGCTTTCTTTAAGTCTTCTCCAGCTAATGGCTTACCATTTTGCTGAGCTTTCCTAATAGCCTCGTTAATTGCAAATTTGACAGCATCGATATTCTTAGTATCGTTCTTAGGAATGATGATATCTGTACGATATCTAGGTTCTTCATTGCTGAATGAGGTAGGTTCTAACAAATTGCAGTATGAGAGTCTTACTTTCTTGATTACTGCTCTTGTTTTAAATTCTTCTTTTTGTGCCATATTTTTCTTTTCCTTTCATTAAATTAAATCGTCATTGTCATCAGTCTTATTTGATGACTTGAGCTCATCCTTGAATTCTTCGGCTGCTGACACAGCGTTGAATTCGGGTCTCTTATCGGAGTCGGGAACTAAGGTGAGTTTTCCTTGAGGTTTCTCGATTAGATCCTCATACTCTGGATAAGTTCTTTTAACTATCTTCTTAAAGTCACTTACGGAAATAAGTTCGGCTGGCTTATAGAAGATGGCTTTGTCATAGCCGTTTGCCTCAAGTCTCTTAATAAGGGCGTTCTCGTCCTTGTAGTGAGCGATTGAACGACCTTCAACGAGCTTGTAGCCTTGGAACTTAGTTCCTTGTTTTGCCTTTTCTAAGGCGTAGTCTTCGACTTTCTTGATCCAGGCTTTTACGTCAGCTAGCTCTGGAAGAAGCTTCTCGATTTCCTTATCGCTAAGGAGTTCGGGATTTTTCAATTCTTGTTGCATTGTTTATTTCCTCCTATTTCAAGAATCTTTCGTATTGTCTCTAACGGCTTTTTAGCTCTTTCCTTACAAATGGCATTCACCTTGCAGAACTGGCACCAAGGTCCAGCTTTGAGAGGTCCTTTGCAGGAGTAGGCAAGAGTAGAAGCCTTCTTAGCAAACTCTCCAAATTGCATCAGCTCTTCTATTGGAATCTCTTCAGTCGATATGTGATCTAACCTAGGTTGGAAGATGTTCATCTCAATGGTTTTAAAGTCCCATAAGTCGAATCTGTTTAAGGCTCCTAAGGCATACAGTCTTAGCTGGGTATTTCCTTTAGCCTCAACTTTGACTCCTTTTCCGTATTTGAAGTCGATTACAACCAGTTTGTCTTTCTTGACCATTAAGCAGTCGCATGTTCCAAATCCCTCTTTTACCCAGGGAGAGAAGTCGACTCTCTGTTCTACTTCGACCAGTGGGAAGTCTTCCCAGTCGTCGATGTATTTATCCCATATAAATTCGAGATAGCTTTTTCCGCATATTTCCATCTCTTTGTTATCTGGAATAACTTCCTTAAGATTTACTTCCTTGTTAACATCCTTTCTTACGAGATACTCACAATAGGCGTGCGCCCTCGTTCCTTCTTCAGCAAAGGATGTTTCTACATCCGGAAGGTCTTTAGTTAGACCATAGCTTCCTGGGCAGTTGATCCACATTGAAGAGCCCGATGCACTGAGTTTGGCATGTGCTCTAGGTGGCATATCTACTCCTTGGTAAGAGCTTTGACTTTATCGATGAATAGCTGTCTCTTCTCTTCGGGAATAGCTGTTATCTTTTCAGCGCCTAATTCGTTAAGGATTGCTTTGATTTGTGCTTTGGTGACTCCTGCGTGTGTTGCATCAATGTAAGCTAATCGGCAATCATCTGTCGAAGGTGCAGCAGCTTTAATCTCCTTAACGAACTTCTCAGCGTTGGTTTCTTTTTTAGGCTCTTCTTTGATAGGAGCCTTAGTTACTTCAACTGCTTCTCTTGTTTCGACCTTAGGTTGCATAATGGTTGTTCTAGAAACATTTTCGGCATTGAAGTTTTTGGCTAATTCCTTCACTTGCTTTACAAGCTCTAGAATCGTTTCAGCTTGGATTTCTAATTTGATCATTTGTTTTCTCCTTTGTTATGTCTTTGATTAGCACTAGCCAGTAGTTACCTGTATCTGGATTTACTTGTCTTTCGAACTTTCTTCCCTTTGGATCCATGTAGGTCGTTTCATTGATTTCCTTCATAGACTTGAGATAAGGCTCGGTTACATAGTCGATGAATGCATTGCCTGTTGATAGCATAGGAAGTAATTTACTCCCCTATATGAGTAAAAAAATTTAGAATTGAAATCCCAGACAGGTCTTGAGCTCTTAAGATATGCTTTAAGGTGAATTGTCTAGAGTTGGTGCATTTTATGTTGTAATAGGATGCTTTACTCAATCCTAATTTTCTTGCAAAAGCTTCAGTAGTTAATCCAGTAATTTTCCGTGCTTCATCAAAGGTCTTTTTGTTTACTTGTAGCATTTTCATTTCATCCTTTCTCCTTTCAATCTTTCGAGGGGTTGTTATCTTCTTGGGTATGTTTGCTTTCTTCCACAGCTTATTCATTTTTTATCCTTCTCTCCTATGATTTCTTTTATGTGAGGGAAGATTATCTTTGTGAGGAGCTTCGTAGCTAATACAAGAGTGAAGTAGACATCATCACCTATTCTTCCTTCTAATCCTTGCATGAACTTCTCGATGAGATACTGGTCGTTTTTCTCGTTGAAGATTTCACATAGCTTTCTAATGTTCTTCCTATCCTCCCATTGGTAGGATGTGTTGATTTCATGGGTGATTGTGACTCTTCCTTCCGTAGCATCAATGTAGAAAGTAAACCAGAAGTTGTTGTTGGTAACGATGAATCTTGATAAATTGAATAATTGTTCCTTGTCGTAGATTGACGCTTTACTAGTAGTAAATCCATCTACTAAGCTATTAAGGAGTTTCTCCTTGCTGGCTGTTAATCTCTTTGGCATGGTAATCTAAGAGCCTTTCTATTCTCTTTTAATTCTTTCTTTACATCATCTAGCATTCGGTCATAATCAGTGTGAAGGCTATCATCTACTGACCATCTAGGAATTATCATAAAGTCCATACGATGTTCTTTTTTTAATGCGTGCATCATTTGAAGTATTCGGCTTAAGTATTCAGTGAAACATCTTTCCTCGTAATCCATTGTCATGAGATCGAATACATGCTCGGCACCCATGAAGAATTGCCAATCATCTTCTCTGCAAGCAATCATGTTGATTGCATTTTCTTGCTTGGCGTTTTTCATTACTTTGCTTCATCCTCGTCTTTGATTCCGTATTTCTTGTCATAATCTCTGATGACTTCAGCAAGCTTTTCATCGTTGATGTGATGTCCGAACATTGCTTCCATCATTTTCTTAATTTGTTGTTCTCTTTTTGTAAGCTTGATCATTGCATTGTGTCCTTTATCTAGGGAGCATTTCACTCCCTTAGTACTTAAAAGTATACTCACTAATTTAGGATAGTCAACAATTTTGTTATAATTTTACTCCCTTTTTTGTATAATAATTTTGTAAGGAGATTTATTAATGTGAACAATCTTAAAAAGTACCGAAAAGAGAAAAAATTCTCACAAAATAAATTAGCTGAAATGGTTAATTTAAATAGCCGTAGCTATATAAGTCAATGTGAACGTGGTAAAAGCCGCCTTTCATTAGAAATAGGTAAAAAATTAGCAAAAATTCTTGGTGTTGATGTTTATGACCTCATGGGTGATGATGTCTATAAAAAGGGAGTTGAGAAGGATATCGTTAAAGTAAATGATAGAAATATTCAATTATCTGCTAGCTCATTAGAAAAAGCTTTTGATGATTTTGTTTCTGGTTATGCTTATTTATTGGAACCCGATGATAGAAGAGACGATCCTAAGGATATTGCTATTTTCCACCTTCTAAATGTCCTTAATGAAGATTTTCATGGTATGACTTCTAAAGATATTAAAAGTGTTCAAAAAGCTGTGGTTGAATTTATTAAAAGTCAACATTTAAATAAATCGGCATTATTTGATTTTAAGGACGAATTAGGTCTTAATAGTGGTGATAAAAATAAAGGAGGAAACAAAAAATGAAAAAAATAATTTTATCCACTCTTGCTTTGATTAGTTGTTTATCTTTAGGCTCCTGCTCTAATGAAAAGCCATCCAGCTCAATGGAGTTAGGAGAGAAAGATTCACTTTTAATAACACAAAATTCTCAAAAAATAGATTTTAATTATGGATCATCTATTCCTTGTATTGGAACTTATAGTTCTTTTAGTGCAAGGGGAAATTTACTTTTATATCCATTTACCTATTGCAAGATAAAAGTTGATATTTTTAATAGCTATTTAAAGGTTTACGTTAACTTTGATTTCAAGAAGCTAAATTCAGATATTGAAAAACATTCATCCGATTATACACAGAGAGTTGATAGCATTTACTCTAGCGAGGATTTAAATGGGGAAAATCCTATTGGTCAAGGTTTTGCTACGAATGATGACGAAGATAATCTCCTATTTGTCTATGATCAATACAAAAGCTACACCTACACATACGGCTTTGACTCTGAAATACAATTCAATATTATTCAGGAGGCTTCCAAATGATTCCCGCTGTTGGTTACTGCCGTTTCTCTTCTGAGAACCAAGCGGATGGATTTTCTATCGAAGCACAGAAGAATGCCATCAATGAGTTTGCTTCTAGGATGGGCTATGAGATTCTCCGCTTCTACGTTGATGAAGCTAAGTCTGGAACGACTACTGAAGGTCGTACTGCCTTCTTGGATATGCTTTCAGATTCTAAAAATCATGAATTCCAAGTTGTTATTATTCATAAGCTTGATCGCTTTGCACGTTCTCATATCGATTCTGCTGTTTCTAAGAAAGTTCTTAAGGAC